CTGCTCGTCACTGTCTGCCGCGCTCACGCCGCCCCCATCTCTGCGCGCCGCCGCGCATCCTCAGACACCGCCCGCAGGTACTCCCTGCACTCAGCCGCCTCGCCGGGCTGCATGTCGCGCCGTGCGCAGGTGGCCTCTTGCACGTACAGACACCCGATGGCAGGGCTGTAGTCGATCTCGATCAGCCGCGCAGTGCCCATCAGCACCGGCGGCCTTGTGCGCAGCCGCACCTCCACGCCGTCGTAGCGCGCGATGCCGCGCCCACGGTCTGCCGACCACCACAAGCGCACGGGCATCAGGTCGTCGATCACCGCGCCACCTCCACCGTCACTGAGCCGACCGTGGCGCGCACCAGCCCCGGGATGCGCTGCGCCTCTGCCCGCAGGTTGACCACGTACAGCCCTGCGCGCGCGGGGCTTGCCAGCGGCGCCCCGGGCACGCTGCAGCGCTCCGATGAGACCATCTGCCCGTCGATGTAGTGCCGCCAGCAGACAGCCTCGCCAGGCGTGTACTCCAAGCGCAGCGTGCGCGGGCCTGATGCCACGGTGGCGACACCCCACTCGATCAGGCACGGGTGCCAGACACCCGCCGCGATCTGGCCGCCGGCCTCATACAGCGCCAGCTCGCGGTAGTCCGACTCGTCAGCGATCAGCGCCAGGCCCAGCCACGCGCCCGGATCGGGCTGCAGCGTCACGGTGGCCTGCACGGCCAGCGGCCGGTCGGTGGGCCAGGTGCGGTCACTCAGCAGCGCGTAGCCGCCGGCCTGCTGCGGGCTGTCGATGTGCAAGGCGCCGTCGCGTGTCTGCAGCGTGCCGATGACGCCGCCGAAGACCGACCAGGCGGCGCCGGTCGAAAACGCGCTTTCGGGCGGCCGATCAGGGTCGGCCGCGCCGCCGGCACAGTCCAGCGCGCTGTGCCGCACCCAGCCGCCCAGGCGCAGCGGCTCGTCCCAGGGCTCGCGCCAGATCTCGACCCATGACCGGGCATCCACCGGCGCCGATGCGGCCTGCGACGGATAGGCCGCGCTGGCGGCAGGCGGGGCGCTGGGCGGCGTTTGGGCGACGGGTGGGGCAGGGGTAGCCACCGGCGGCGCCAGCGCGCTCTGCGGGGCCGTGCCGCCTCCGCACGCGGCCATGATCAGCATCAGCAGCGCGCACCACACCACCAGCAGCGCGGCCAGCACCAGGCGCGCGGCGGTGGTCACTGCCGCAGCTCCGGCGGCAGGTGCATGCGCTGCCGCTCACGCAGGTAGGCGCGCTGGCAGTGGCCACCCTCGGCGCGCTGCCAAGCGAACAGCCAGTCGATGACGGGCCGCCAGATGCGGCCCCACGGCTTGCCGGCCTGCTCCATGCGCCAGGCGCGGGCACTCAGCGTCTCGTCGGCCCAGGCGCCGCGCTGCAGCGGGGTGACCAGCACGTTGAGCACCTGGTCCAGCGCGATCAGCAGCTGCGCCAGCCAGTGGCGCCACGCGGGCAGGTGGTCGGTGCTCATAGGGTTGCCGCCTCCACGAACAGCGCGTCGATCTGCGCCTCGGTCAGCCCCAAGGCCGTGGCCAGTTGCAACACCAGCCCATTAGTGCGCTGCACCTCCTGGCTGTGGTCCCAGGTGATGCGCGCCGCGGCGCGCTGCGTGGCGTCGGGGATGGCGTCAATGGCCGCCTCGACGTCGTCCAGCAGGCCGGCGCCCAGCAGCGCCAGCCGCGCCTGGCGCATGGTCACCGCCGGCGGCACGGCCGCGACGGGCGCCTGCCATTCGGCGCCCGTCCAGCGGTGGCCGGGCCCCACCGCGGCATCCGCCTGCCGCCACTGGCCGTATGGCATGGCCGGCGGCTGCGCGGCGGCCTCCACCACCGTCAGCACCGCCCCGCCCTGCAGCAGCGCCCAGCGGGTCACTCCGCCCACTCCTCGATGATGATCAGCCCGCCGGCCCCGGCGCCGCCCGCGCCGCCGGTGGTGCTGCCCGCGCCACCGCCACCGCCGCCGCTGCCGTAGCCGCTGCCGGCCGCGCCCGCGGTGCCCGTGGGGCTGCCGCCGTTGCCGCCGCTGCCGCCACTGCCGTACATGCTCGAGCCGCCGCCGCCCCCGCCGCAATAGCTGCCGAAGATGCTGCCGCTGTTCCCGCCGCCCAGCGTGACGGAGCCGGCCGCGGGCACCTTCTGCGGCAGGCCCGCCGCACGGCCTGCCGTGGGAGACGCGCCCGACACCGAGCCGCCGCCCGCGCCGCCGGGCATGCCCTGGCCGCACTGCATCAGCACCGTGGCGTCGGCCACGTCCAGGCCGCCGCCGGCACCGCCGCCGCCTGCGCCGTTGGTGCCGGCGCCGCCGCCCGGGGCCAGCAGCGGGCCGAAGATGGACGGGCTGCCGGCCGCGCCGGCACTGGCCGACGCCGCGACCGTGTACGCCATCGCCGCCGTGGCGCGCACCCAGGCCACCACCGTGGCGCCCGCGCCGCCGCCACCGGCGCAGGTGGAGGTGGCGGTGCCCGCGTTGGCGCCGCCACCGCCGCCGCCCACCAGCGTCACGCGCAGCCAGGCCGGAATGCTTTGCGGCGTGAACGTGCCGCTGCCGCTGGTGTAGGTGGTGACCTTGTCAGGCCGGCTGGATGCCGGCTCGAAGCTGGTGGCGGCGCTCATCGCGTCACCAGCCAGCCGGTGGTGCCGCCGATGAAGCGCAGGCGGCGCGCCCAGTGCGGGATGTTGATCAGCATGTCCTCAGCCCTTCCCATGATCGACTGGCCGTTGCGGCGCAGGTAGTTGTCGGTGCGGCCGTTTGTGAAGGCCACGCGCAGGCCGTCGCCCACCGACGGCGACGCGGGCAGCGTCAGCTCGCTGGCGGCGGCGTTGTTCATCGCGTACTCGATGTTACGCACCGCCGTCTGCGTGGTGGTGCTGACGTTCACCAGCGACCAATCGGGGAGCGTCTGCATCGCCCAGTTGGTCGTGTCCAGCCCCGGCCGCGTGGTGCCGGCGCCGTTGGTCAGCCGGCGGTACAGGTAGCCGTCCGACGGATCGAAGCGGAGCTGGCCCACGCTGTACGTGGTGCCGCTGACCCACAGCCCCGCCGACAGGCCGGTGGTGACGGTGTTGACGGCGGCGGTGAGGTTGGTGTCGAGCAGCGACACGTCGGCCGAGAACGCCGCCAGCTGCTGCAGGCAGGCATCGGCGTCGGCCGCGAACGTGGCGGGGTTGGCCCTGCTGGGCACGGTGGTGATGACGGTGGTCATGCGGTCAGCCCTCGGAACTCGAGCGAGCAGTAGTACAAGGCCGCGGTGCGCAGGTCGACCTGCGGCTCGCGGAACCAGCCGTAGAAGGTCAGCGCATCCAGCCGGGTGTCGTCGGACACCGACACCACCAGCGGGATGGACGCCAGGCTCTCTAGCGCCGCCCACACGCGGCCGAACTCGTCCGGCGTCAGCGTGAAGCTGCAGGACAGCTTGGGCACGCGCGGCCGCTGCACCAGAGCCACCACGCCGAAAGCGTCTTCCACGGCGCGGCTGTAGTCCACCCACCCGGCACGCACGCCGGCCAGCGCGGCGCCCAGCGCGAAGCCGCTGCCGGGCAGGATGCCGGCGCACACGATTGGATCGCTGCCGTTGCCGGTGATGGTGATCTCGATCTCGGCCGTGGCGTACAGCGGCAGGCCGTCGATCAGCACGCGGTCGCGCCAAGCGAAGGGCGCGCTGAAGTACTCGTACCAGTCGCCCACGCTGGTGGCCGCCAGGCTGGCCTCGGCCTCGTGCACCACGGTACTGCCGTCGCGCATCACCACGTTCACGCGCACGGCACCCTGCAGGCCCAGCAGCGCCACGGCAGTGACGGCCTGGCCGGGCCGCAGCGTGTAGCGCAGCGTGGCGGCGCTGGTCTGCACCGCGCTGCCCAGCGCGCCGTCGAAGGGCGCCCAGCGGTTGGTGGGCCCGATGTCCAGCCACTGCGACGTGGCCGTGGCCGGGCTGTTGCCCAGGTTACTGCCAGTCAGCGACCGATAGCGCCGGTGGGTGCTGACGAGGTGCACCTCGTCGCCGGCCGCGTAGCCGTAGCCGGCCACCCATTCGGGCGTGGTGTCCTCGACCAGCGACGCCGACACCAGCATCTCGCTGGTGATCGTCAGCGGCTTGATGATGCGGATGGTCATGTGCGCACCTGCGGCATGCCGTCGACGTCGAACTGCTCGAGGATGTCGGCCGTGCGGCGCTGCTGCCGCGCGATCTCGGCCAGCGCCCCCAGCACGTCGGTGCTGGTGCCCACGGGGCCCCCGCCGATGGCGATGTTGGTGCGCTCAAGGCTGGCCGCCAGGCGGGCGTTGAACAGCGACAGCGCCTCGCGGCTGGTGGCCTCGCTACTGTAGGCCTCACTCAGCGCTTTACTCAGCTCGGGCAGGCGGCCGGCGGCATCGACGTCGCCCGCGCGGGCTTGTGCGGTCGCCACGGCGAACTGCGACGCCAGGCTGGCAGCATCGGTGGCGCCGGCGGTGCCGATGCCACGCAGGCGCCGGATCTCCTCCTCGATCTTGGTGCGCACGTCGCCCCAGGCTCGCGCGGCCGCAGCCGCGGCTTCCATGGCCGCGCTCTGCGCCGATTCCCAGGCCGCGCTGGCAGCACGCGCCGCGGCCAGGCGCTGCTCATCTTCCTGCGCGCGCAGCTTGGCGGCGTCGGCCTGCTGCTGGGCCAGGCGCTCGGCCTCGGCCTTCTGTGCACGCAGCAGCACCAGCTCGTCATAGGCCCGCAGGTTCTCGGGCGCCACCTTGCTGCGCTCGAAGTCGCGGATGGCTTGCTCGTTGCCCATCTCGCGCCAGGTGTCGAGCTGGATCTGCTGCGCCTCCTGCGCGATCTGCGCGGCGCTGCGGCCGGCATCGGTGACGGCTGCAAAGGCGTCTGCCACGCCCAAAAGCACCGCGAAGGCTTTGCGCCCGCTCTCGGTGGTCAGGTCCTGCGCCTCGACCAGTTGCCGGAAGGCGTCGCGCGTGGCCGGCACGGCGAGGTTGACCTCGCCCAGCGCCTCGCCGATGCCCTTGAGCGTCAGGTCGCGGCGCTCGGTGTCGGAGTAGAAGCTCTGCAGATAGCTGCCGGCGGCGCCGCGCAGGTTGTCCATGCCGCCGAAGGCCTGCTGCAGCGCCAGCGCCGCCTTGCCGCCGTCCACGCTGGCCTGCAGGGCTGTGAGGCCCAGCGAGCCCAGCACGTCGTTCACCTGCAGGATGGCGCCGCCCACGCGCTGGATGGTCTGCGCGGCCGTCTCGCCGTACTCGGCCAGCGGCTTGACGGCCTCGGCCCAGGCTTTGACCAGATCGTCGCCGTACGTGCTCAGCGCCTCGGCCACGGCCTCGAGGTTCTTCTGCGCGGCGGCGGCGATGGCCTCCTTCGAGTCGTTCTCGGGCTTGGCGAACTCGACCCGCAGCGCAGTGGTCACGCCGGCCAGTTGCTCAGCTGGCAGACCGAGTGCCTCGCCGAACTTCTTGGCCTGTTCGAACACCTTCCCGGCGCCCTGGTCAAGCAGGCGCCCCAGCTCTTCGGGCAGCGCCGCGACTTTCTGGTAGCGCTTGTCGGAGCGGAAGATGCCGCCCTTCTCCAACACGTCGGCGAACAGTTCGCCGCTGAAGTCGCCGCCGACGATGGAGCCCTGCACGCCCTGCGCCGTGATGCGCGGCGCGGCGCGGCCGAAAATCTTGGCCACGGCGGTGGCGCCGCTGAGCAGGTCGGCCCACTTGTCGGAGAACCCCAGCTGGCTGAGGAAATTGGCTTTGCTGGCCTCGATGCCGCCCATGGGCTGGATGTCGCCGAGGAAGCCACCGCCACCCCAGAATGTTTGCGACACATCGCGCGCCTGGTCGCGGCGGAATCCATCACGCCAATCGCTCATGCCCTTGGAGATGCCCAGCGCGATCAGGGCGGCCCATCCGGCATATGACCCCCACGTTGCCATGCTCGACGCGCCGGCCTGCGACACCATGCCGGCCTCCTGCGCGGCCAGCATGGCCGATTGCTGGCTGCCAAACGCCGTGCCATAGGCCGAGCCGCTGTAGACCGCGGCGTAGTTGCCGGCAGTGGCATAGAGGCTGGAGCCGTTGTAGAGGTTGTATGCGTCCTTGCCAAGGCTGGCGCCCTGCAGCAGATTGCCGGCGCTGCTCCGGCCACCACTTCCGCCCGCAGAGGCACCCACCAGCGCGCCGCCCACGATCTGGATGATGCCGTTGGTCACCAGCCCCGCCAGCGCCGACGCCAGCCGCGCCTTGATCTCGCGCTCGATCACCTGGCCGAAGGCCTTGCCGAAGCTCTCGCCGCTTTCGAAGGCGCGGCGGAAGGCGTCGGTCAGCGCGCCGCGGATGTCGTCGGCGGTGGACTGCCAGGCGCGGGCGGCGTCCTCGGCGGCCTTCGTGCTGGCCTCGCGCGCCTCCTTCTGGCCGATGAGTTGCAGCAGCCGCTGCCGCGCCTCGATCTCCTTCTCGATCGCCAGGTACGGCTCGCTGCCCTCGGTGTATCGGGCCTGCTGCTCGCGCAGCCGCGCGATTGCCACCTCCTCAATCGCCTGCGCGAGCGAGATGTTGCGCGAGCGCGAGAGCTCGACGGCCTCGGCCTCCTGCTCCAGCTGCGACACGCGCTTGCGCACCGACTGCAGCGATGCCTCGCGCTCGCGCTCCCAGGATCGGATCGCCTCGTCGATCGCGCGCTGCTCAGCGCGCCTGGCCTCGATGCGATCCTGCGCCGCATCGGCGGCCTGACGCTCGGCCGCGATCACGGCCGGCTGGCGCTGCAGCAGCCGCGACAGCGCCTGGTCGTACTGCTGCTCCGTCAGGATGCCGCGCTGCCGCATGACCTGCAACCGGCGCGCGCTCTCCGTGAAGTCGTCCGTCGCGCCGACGAGCTCGTTCAGCACCTGCTGCTGCTTCTTGGCCTCCTGCGCCGCCGCGCGCAGTTCCTCGGCGGTCGCCTTGGTTGCCTGCCCCACCAGGCGCTGCTGCTTGCCCTGCCGCGACAGGCGCGCATCCTCGGCGCGGGTATCCACGCCCTCGAGCGCCTGCTGCGCCAGCTCGCGCAACTGCCGGGCACGCAGCACGCGCTGCTCGAACGCGTCGATCTCCGCGCGGGCCTTCTCGGCGTCTGCGACCATCTCCTTGCGGATGGCGCGCGCCTGCGCAAACTCGCCGGTAGCGATCGCCACCGCCTGCGCGGCCAGCCCGCCGATTTCGCGGCCGATGCCCTTCAGCACGAACGACACGTCCGCGCCCAGCACCGTGATCGTCTCGAACACCACCGAGATGGCCGATCCGACCACGCTCGCGCTCTTTTCGGCGCTCTCGACACCGCGCAGCGCCTGCGTGATGTCCGTCAGCGCCTCCGATGCCGCGATGATCGCGCCGGCCATGAAGCCGCTCACGCCCGTCACCCGGTCGATCTCACCCACCAGCGACGTCAGCGAGTTCTGCGCCACCTGCGAGGCTTGCGCGACCGTGGTGCTGCTGTTCTGCACCTCGCTTGACAGCACGCGCGATTGCGCCTCCAGCGCGCCCAGCACGGCAGCGGAGGACAGCTTGCCCTCCTGGCCGAGCTCGCGCAGCTTGCCCACCGACACGCCCAGGCCGTCCGCGATGGCCTTCGCCAGCCGCGGCGTCTGCTCCATGACGCTGTTGAGCTCTTCGCCGCGCAGCGTGCCGGACGCGAAGCCCTGCGAAAGCTGAATCAGCGCCGCCTGCGCACTGGCCGCGCTGCCGCCGCTGATGGCGATCGCGTTGCCGATGGCCTCCGTGACGCGCAGCAGGCGGCCCTGGCTGATGCCTAACTCCTGCGTCGCACGGCTGATGCTGGCAAAGGTGCCGCCCAGCTCGGTGAAGCTCTGCCGGCTGCGCTGCGCGATCTGGAAAAGCGCGCCATAGGCTGCCTCTGCCTGCTGGATGCTGCCGGTGGCGAGGGTTAGCCGGTTCTTCAGCACCGTCACGCTGTCGGCCATCTGCACGAAGGCGCGCGTGGCGACCGTGCCGACGACGGTGCCGAGCGCCGCGCCGAACCGCTGCGCGACGCGTTCCAGTGCGCCGAAGTTGCGCGCCAGCTCGTCGGTCTGCTGCACGGCCTGCTGGCCGCCATCCAGGCTGACGCGGATGCCGAAGTCGACGCTGCCGCTCACGCTTCACCCCCGCGCGGCCTCTTGCCGCTGGCGCCGCTCACGGGCGTGCTCGGCCAGGACGGATGCGACGGCGCGCTCGCATGCGCGAACGCCCGCATAGAGGTCGCGCTGCTCGTCGGCATCGCGCGCCAGCATGCCGACGTGAGCCACGATGTCGGCCGCGTGCAGTATCCCATCGGCCCACTGCGTCGTGAGGCCCATGAATGCGTCCCAGGCCGGTACGCACTCCGGCCACAGATGAGCCGGGCCGCCGTCATCGGATGCATCGGGCACGATGCCCGCTGCCGACGCTTTCGCCAGCAGTGCAGCGAGCCCGACAGCGGGAGCGTCGGAGTCGTGTTGCTGTGGTGCGTGCTGCTGGTCATCGCGGAGCCCGGCTCGTGCCCACCGCGCGGCCAGCGCGGCTAGTTTTTTTCCTTCGCCCCGACCTCGCGTAGGTAGGTGGCGTGCACCAGGCTGGCCATGCCTGGCAGATCGAGCAGCCGGCGCGCGGCGTCCTCGCTGAACGGCACCGGCTGGCCGCTCTCGTCGCTGACGCCCGACCAGTCGCGCAGCAGGCCCACCAGCGCGTCGGTCAGCGGCGTCTTGCTCTCGCTGGCCCGCAGCCCGTCGAGGTGCTGCTGCACGTCGGCGGTGTCCTTCAGGCGCCTGGCGGTCAGCCAGAAGTCGAAGGGCTGCGGCTTGCCGTCCGGCCCGTTCATGGAGCCGACGACCTTGAAGCGAACGCTATCGCTGACGACGATGGAGATGCCCACTGCTGCCCGATCTCAGTGCCCGATTTGATGAATGCACGCGGTCGGCGATGACTCGGGCGAAGACCGTGCAGGAACGAGGCCCTGCCGCCGCCGCGCGCAACCGTGCGTCAGGTCGTCCAGACCGACGGCGTGTTCTGAGCCTCGATCGTGATCCGCGTCTGCACCACGCCCTGCGCCTGGCCGGTGGGCACGCCAGCGGCCGAGAAGTACCCGTTGAGCGCCATCTTCGAGCCGGTGCCGAAGCGCAGCAGGATCGCGCGCTTCGTCTTGGCGCGATACGCCTTGCGGGCCTCCACGAAGCCCGGATCGGCCAGGTCGAAAAGCGCATCGGACGACAGCGACAGCGGCGACACCACGGTGGGCGCGCGCTTGCGCACCTCGTCGTGGATGGTCGTCGTGTCGGCGTATTCCGGCTCGCCGCCCGAGACCTGGATGGTCTGCAAGATGTTGAAGCTGGCGCCGAAAGTGATTTTGCGGCACGAGCCCGAGGTGAAGGTGCCGTAGGACGTGGTGTCCTCGCCTTCAAGCTCGAAGGTGTTCGCCACGGTGTTGACGTTAGCGACGCGGAAGATCCGGTCGCTGATCTGCGTCATCCCGTTGGCGGTCATGATCACGTAGTCGCCGTTGGCCAGCGTGTCAGGGCCACTGTAGGTGGCGACGCCGGTCGCGGCCTTGCTGACGGCGGTGATCGTCACGGCGTTGTCGAGTGCGGTCTGCACGTCGACGCCCACGTTCGACCAGAAGATCGGTTCGGCCATGGTGGCTTACTCCTTGGTGGCGGCACGCCGGCCGCGCTTCAGTTGTTCGGTGGCTTCCTGCTGGGGCTGTGGCTCGGCATGCAGGCGCTGCGTCCACCCACAGCGCAGGTGGTCGGCCAGGGCTGTGGGGTGCACGTGAAGCACCTCGCCGCCTTTCTCGACTTCGATCAGCGCCTGCTCGCTCATCGCGCCATCAGCCCATCACGATGGCGACGTGCTCGGACTGCACGACCTTGAAGCCCCACGCCAGGTGCAGCTCCCATGTGCGCTGGCCGTACTGCGCGATGTCCAGCAGCAGGTAGGTCATGCCCATCTGATCGCTGATGAGCTGCTGCGTGATCGTCGGGTTAGCCGGCATGATCGGCGGGCGCATGATGCCGACCACCGCGTTGCGCTCGAACGCCAGGTTAGGCACGTAGTTGTTGCCGATCGTCATGGCGTTGCCGGTGGGGATCGTCATGCGGGCGCCGGGGCGGCCGAGGGCGATCGTGCCGGGCGCCGTCACGCCGGCGTTCACGACGTACCGGTTGGCCGTGTCGGCGGCGAACGTCACCACGTCGCCTGCCAGCACGGTGCCCGTGCCGGTGACCAGCGCCACGCTGGTGACGCCGGCCGCGGTCGATCCAGAGGTCACGTAGCTGGCGCCGGTGCCCTTGGTGTGCATCGTCAGGCCCGCCGACTCGCGGATCTGGAACCCGAACTGGCGCAGCAGCCGGCCGCTGCGGCGCTCCTCGTCGCTGCCAGCCTGATGCGCCTGCTGGATGATGCCCAGCTTGCGCAGGTTCAGGCCCGCGGCGGTGTCGATGCAGAGCTGCAAGTCGGCCAGCGGGGCGCCGTTGTCGGCCAGCACCTTGCGCGCTTCGGCGATGAGGTTGATATCGCTGGCGAACGGCGTGGTGCCGGCAGTGCCGACAGCGCGCGAGGCGCCTTGCTTGATCGCCGCCGCGCAGTCGGCCTCGGCCAGGTTGCGCAGCGCACGCATGCCCTGCGCGATCATCTGGCGCACCCACTCGCCGGCATCGGCGCCGTTCTCGAGCGAGCGGATCTGCTCGCCGGTCAGGTGCCAGTCGACCTTCTTGCTGGCCGAAATCGTCACGTCGGCCGTGCTGGCGGTCGCATCGGTGCCAGTGCTGGTAGTCGCGGCCGGCGTGAAGTCGGTCGGCGTGCGGGTCGGCGCGATCGGCACCTTGACGGTGTCGCCGCGGGCCACGCCCTTGTCATCGAACTGCGCGTTGATGGAGGAGATGACGCCGAACGGCTCGGCCGACACATCCTGGGCGGCGCTGAAGAGCACCGGAGCAAGCGCGGTCAGGGTATTGGGCATTTCGTCTGCCTTTACGCTTCAGTGAGTTGATAGCCTTCGGCCATGCGCCTGGCCCTGTCTGCGGGCTTGAGCGCGTAGAACTCGGCCTGGGTCATGGTCTTTGCGGCGCCGCCACCTGCAGCGCCCTTGAACCCGCTGCCGCCGCCCGCGTTGCCTTGCGGCTCCACGTAGTCGGGCCGGGTCTTGGCGAACCACACCGCGCCGTCCTTCAGGGGCACGAGCTTCCCGTCGTCGGTCTTGAAAAGCAGGTCATCGCCCTCCTCGACCACGCGCGCCTGCAGCAGCACGCGCACATCGGCCGGGTTCTTGAATCGCTGCCCTTCCATGGCCTTCGCCAGCGCGGATTCGCGGCGCATCGACTTGAGCTCGCCGCCGACCTTCTCGGCCGCCTGCATGGCCTCGTCGCGCTCGCGCGTCAGCTTCTTGATCTGCGCTTCGAGCTGCTTCGCGGCCTCGCCGGCTCCCTTGCCGTCCGGCAGCGCATCGAGGTCATCGGGAGACTCCACGCCGAGTTTCGCCAGCGCCTTGTCGAGCGCGGCCTTCAGCGTCTTGCGTCCGTCGATGGACTCCTTCGCGGCCTTGCGCGCCTTCTCCTCGGCCGTCTCGGCGCGGGTCAAAAGCTCGTCGACGTGCGAGCGCAGCTTGTCCAGCATCTCGCCGGGCAGCTTGTCCTTCAGGGTGTCGAGGTCGAATGGCATCGGTGGTGGTGTGTGGTGGCCTGCCGGCATGAGCCCTCACGGCCTGCGCTCGGCTGCAGATCGACCCGGCATCCCGCCACGGTCTGACCGCATGGGATCGCACTCTCTGCGCGCGACGTATCAAGTCGCGCCAAGCGTTGCGACAGTGCGCGCGGACATTCCGCCGCCATGGACTGGCCCCATGCGCGCGAGCGTTTCGCATTCCTGGCCGAGGCCCTGGCGGGCAGCGGCGGATTCAGACCGCACGTGTCGTGGTCGGCCGACACGCTGACCGATGCCAACGGCGCCACGTCGCTGAAGTGGACGCCGCAGCTTGGCGGCAAGACGCACCTCGTGCGCTACCAGCGCGAGACCGAGGCGCGATTCGCGGCGCGCAACGCCATGGCGGTCTACGAGAACCACCTGGCGAGCGCCGTCAGCCGCTTCTGCGGTTTCCTCGGCCGCCGCTCGCCGGCCCGCAAAGGCGTCGACGCCCCGCTGGTGCAGCTGATGCTCGAGGACGCCGACCTGCGCGGCACATCACTCGACACCTTCTGGTCCGGCTTCGCCGTGCAGGCCAAGGCCCGCGGGTCGATGCTGCTAGTGATCGACATGCCGGCCGGCGACCCGCCGCAGACGCTGGCCGAGCAGCAGCGCCGTCGCGCGGTGCCCTATCTGCGCTGGGCCGCCCCCGAGGCGCTGGTCGACTTCCGCCTCGACCCCGACAGCGGCCAGTTCATGCGCTGCACGCTGGCCTCGATGGAGTGGATCGGCGACGAGCTGGTCGCCGTCGAGCGCGACTATGACGCGCAGGGCTGGGCGCTGCGGCGCGAGAAGCAAGTGATTGCGCAGGGCGCGCACCCGTTCGGCACCTGCCCGGTGCTGGCCTTCACCGAGGACGGCAGCGATTTCCCGAAGATCGGCGAGTACGCCCAGGTCGCTGACCTGTCGCGGCGCATCTTCAATGCCCGCAGCGAGCAGGACGAGATCCTGCGCGGGCAGACTTTCTCGCTGCTCACGCTGCAGGTGCCGGAAGACCACCAGCAGCAGTTCGACGCCTCGAAGGTGGCGGCCACGATCGGCGTGCACAGCATGCTGATCCACACCGGCGACACGCCGGCCTACATCGCACCCGACAGCGGGCCGGCGGCCACGTTTGCGGCGAAGATCGAAGAGCTGCAGCAGGCGATCCGGCGGGTGACGATGGAGTCCTCGACGGAGAGCAGCAGCCAGGCCGAAAGCGGTGTCGCGCGGCGCATGCGGTTCGAGGCCCTGAACGCCAGCGTCGCCTCCTTCGCGCGCCAGCTGCAGGCCATCGAGCGCCGCATGTGGTCGCTGTGGCACCGGGCGATGGGCACGACCAACAGCGTGCAGGTGACCTGGCCCACCGACTACAACCTGGCCGACGTGCTGGCCGAGCTGGACATTCTCACACTCATGCAGGCCACGGGCATGCCGCCGCGCGTACTCAACGAGAAGCGCAAGGCGATCGTCGACATGGAGTTCGACGGCGCCGACCAAGCCACGAAGGCCGAACTGCATGCCGCGATCGACGAGATCGAGCAGAGCGCGCAGGAGCCTGGCGCGAGCGGCCAACCCACCGACCCTGAAGACACCGACGACGGAGCCTGACCCATGGCCAAGTTCAAATCCGCCGCCTACCTCGACGGCGGCCCCGACCTGTTGCGCACCCGGGCCGCCACCACCGGCCGGCTGCAGGTGCACCTGCTGTCGTCCTACAGCGCCGGGCAGAGCTACGCCACCTGCCTGGGCAACAGCCTGGGCAGCGCCAACCTGACGGCCGGCGACATCACCACCGCGGCCGGATCCAGCAGCAGCCGCGTCACCACCATCGCCAGCAAAAGCATCACGCTCACCGGCAGCGCCAGCGGCACGCCCGATCTGCACCTGGCCGTGCTGGACACGGTAAGCAGCGAGGTGCACTGGGTCACGCCTGACGACGCCAACCCGGCCAGTGTCAGCAGCGGTGGCACCGTGAACACGGGCGCGATGACCGACACCATCAGCCAGCCGACCTGATCATGGCATTCCCGCAAGGCTGGTCGCGTCGAGCAGCGATCACGCTGCCGGCCGTCAATGACACGCTGACCGACTTTCCGGTCCACCTGGACGCCTCGTGCTTTCCTGCCGAGGCGCTCGACTCTGGCAGCGGCAACAAGGCCAAGGCAGACGGCTCCGACTTGCGGTTTTCGGCGGATGCGCTCGGGTCGACCGAGCTGCCCTTCGAGGTGGTCCGCTGGGTGCAGGACGCCAGCGCGCCCAACCGGCGGGCTACTGTCCACGTCAAGGTGCCGGCGCTGTCGGTCGGCTCTGCCACCACCATCTACGTCTGGTACGGAAACGCCAGCGCCAGCATGCCGGCAGCCGGCGATGCCAACGGGCGCAACGCCGTCTGGTCGTCCTACGCCCACGTGCTGCACCTCAACAGCACCGGCGAGGCCGCCAATTCCACCGGCGCCGCTGCGTGGACACTCGAAGGCTCCCCGGCCGCCACGTTCGAAGGGCCCGCCGGCCTAATGCTTGACCTGGACGGCACCGATGATGCCGTCCAGGGGCCGCAGTACAACCCCGCCGACCACCTGGTGGAGTTGCTGGTGCGGTGCGACGCCACCACCGACCAGATCGTCTTCGGCCGCAGCCTGACGGGCGGCGCGGCTCACATCAATGAATCCGTCTGGGTCAGCAGCAGCAAGCCCGCGGCCTTCATCGATACAGACGGCGCCCTCAGCTACGGGTACACGTTCTCCGACACCACCAACGCCAGCACCTCGGCCGTCGAGCTGTGGCAGGTGCGCAACCGCTCGGTGGCTGGTGGCCAGGTGGTCAGCAAGGCACTGCCGGCCAGCGAGGCCACGCACCAGGCATGGGCCAGCGACGGCACCTACATGTACTCGATCGGCGGGCATCAGCTC